TCACTCAGATCGTGGAACTGTTGATATGAAAGACTTTAAAGATTTTATACAGGAATCAGTCACTATTCATGGTGACTTTAATGGAACACTCAATGTAGGTGGTGATAATTCTGCTTCTCCAGAACAGCAGGTGGAAGAGAACTATAAGTATCTTGCAGACTTTGTTTGGATGGGTAGTATTTACAGAGTGCAGTTAGAACAGGCTGACTCAGTAAGACTACCAACTAATCAGGAGTTGGCAGAACAACTTCAAGGTGAATATCCTGGAGCAATTGTTCAAAGAGTATATCCAGTAGAACAAAAATCAACAGTGAAATTTGGTGATGTAAGAAGATATCACCCCGGTAAATTACAGTGGGAAAATTATGGCACAGTGGAATAAGACTACTCAAGACTTCTTGAATCAAGAGAGAAGTCTCTTTGAGGTATATAATATTGCAGATCATTGGGGAAACCAGACAGACTGGAGACCCAATTTTTCTAATAGTAATAGGTTAAAAGTTGCTCCATATCAGTCAGTTTTCTTTAGCACCTTCCAATATGGTAAGGAGACTGATGTTTGGGATGAGAGTTTAGTTGGAGTTGGAGCAACTGCTACCTTTAATGCATCATCCAGTAATATAGTAATGGAAGTTGGATCTGCTGCTGGTAGTAAAGTAGTCAGACAAACCAAGAATGTAATGAGATACATTCCTGGTAGAAGTGCTAGTCTTACATTTGCAATTCGTCTTGATACTCCACAGGTCGGTATTCGTAGAAGGTTTGGATTGTTTGACGATAATAATGGAGCTTATTTTGAGGATGATGGTGGGACATATTCTTATGTAATTCGTAGTAATACAACAGGTATTGTTAGTGAAAGAAGAGTAACCAGAGATGACTGGAATGGTGAGAAGTTTGATGGTAATGGATATACTGGTGTCACTGCTGATGCAACAAAACAGCAGATGATTTCCATCAACTATGAGTGGTATGGTGCTGGTATTGTTGAGTTTGCATGGTTAATGAAAAATGAGACAATTCCGTCTCATACATTTGAGAACTCAAATACTTTGGATACTGTTTGGTGTTCTACTCCATTCCTACCAATTCGTGTTGAGATTGAGAATGTAACTGGTGTTGCTGGAACTCATTACATCTATCAGGGTTCTAATTCTCTAATCCAAGAAGGTGAACCAGAGAAACTTGGTATTCTTGAAAGTGTTGCTAATCCCATTACAGGGACTACGATGTCAGCAGCAGATACATTCTATCCAATTATAAGTCTCAGATTGAAAGCTAGTCAGTTAGGTGCTGTTGCTCTGATTAGATCTCTACAAGCAGCAACGAATGATAATACTAATGTCTATTGGAGATTAATTGAGAACCCAACCTTAACTGGTGCAAGTTGGACAGATCATCCAGATCCAAACTCCTTTATGCAATACGACACAAGTGCTACTGCTACAACTGATGGAAATATTGTCCTGAGTGGATTTACGATTTCTGGTGGTGCAGCTCTAACTCCTATTGATGAAAAAGCACAACTACAAATTGGTAGAAGTGGTATTGGAACGATCAGTGATATATACACTTTAGCATGTGCTTCACCTAATACTAACAAGAAAGTACTCGCAGTATTGAACTGGATTGAACAAAGGTAATTATTTTTATGAGTAATGCTGATATATATTTGGGTAATCCAAATTTAAAAAAGGCTAATACAGCTATTGAGTTTACCCAAGATAACATTGAAGAATATATTAAATGTAAAGAAGATCCAGTTTATTTTGCTAAAAACTATGTTCAGATTGTGACTCTGGATCATGGTCTTCAACCCTTTAAGCTGTATGACTTTCAGGAAAAACTAGTAAAGAACTTTCACGAAAATAGATTTAATATCTGTAAGATGCCAAGACAGACTGGAAAGTCTACTACTGTGGTATCTTTTCTATTACATTATGCTATCTTCAATGATAGTGTTAATATTGGTATCCTGGCAAACAAAGCATCCACGGCAAGAGAACTTCTTGGAAGGTTACAGATTGCTTATGAGAACTTACCCAAGTGGATGCAACAAGGAATTCTAGCATGGAACAAAGGTAGTTTAGAATTAGAGAATGGTAGTAAGATATTAGCAGCATCTACATCTGCTTCTGCTGTTAGAGGTATGTCATTTAACATCCTCTTCCTTGACGAATTTGCATTCGTTCCGAACCATGTTGCAGACTCATTCTTTGCATCTGTTTATCCTACGATTACTTCTGGTAAATCAACAAAGGTAATCATTGTTTCTACCCCACACGGTATGAATCACTTCTACCGTATGTGGCATGATGCGGAAAGAGGATTCAATGATTATATACCAACTGATGTTCATTGGTCTCAAGTACCTGGTAGAGATGAAGTCTGGAAAGAACAGACTATTAAGAACACATCAGAACAACAGTTCAAGGTTGAGTTTGAGTGCGAGTTCCTAGGCTCTGTTGATACACTCATTGCACCATCAAAACTTAAGACATTAGTCTATGAGAATCCTATTCAGAGAAATGCTGGATTAGATGTTTTTGAACCAGTCAAAAGTGGTCATGATTATATTACAACCGTTGACGTTGCCAGAGGAGTTGGTGCAGACTATTCAGCATTTGTGGTTATTGATATCACCACATTCCCACATAGATTAGTTGCAAAGTATAGAGATAATGAAATCAAACCAATGTTATTTCCAAGTGTCATCTATGAAGTAGCAAAAAATTATAACGAAGCGTTTATACTCTGTGAGGTCAACGACGTTGGAGACCAGGTGGCAAGTATTCTTCAATATGACCTAGAGTATCAAAACTTGTTGATGTGCTCTATGAGAGGTAGAGCAGGTCAGATTGTTGGTCAAGGATTTTCTGGTAAGAAGACACAACTTGGAGTCAAGATGTCCAAGACTGTGAAGAAAATTGGGTCTCTCAATCTCAAGACAATGATTGAAGAGGATAAACTCATTCTCTGGGATTATGAGATTATTTCAGAACTAACTACATTCATTCAGAAGAACAATTCCTTTGAAGCAGAAGAAGGATGTAATGATGACCTTGCAATGTGTCTAGTGATTTATGCATGGATGGTCGCACAGGACTACTTCAAAGAATTGACTGACCAGGATGTTCGTAAGAGATTATATGACGAACAAAAAAACCAGATCGAACAGGACATGGCACCATTTGGTTTCCTAGATGATGGTTTAGGTGAGGATAATTTTGTTGATGGTGATGGGGATAGATGGTATACACAGAATAATAAAATGGACGAATACGGAAACACTGCTGGTGGTTGGGAACTCTGGAATTACTGATGGATTTAGATGGTCAGATAAAACTTGGACACTTACTTCTGAACGATAGGAAGTGTAGAACTTGTGGAGAGACAAAGAACTTGATAGAAGGTTTTTATAGGACAAGAAAAGATAGAGGGCCTGTCGCATCTTCTTATTCTTATGAATGTAAAGAGTGTACTGTTAGAAGAGTTGTAGAGAATAGAAAGAAAATAACTCCATTTGTTGATTGGAATTATCCAGATTGGTGACTCACGTCGTATTTCCCCACTGAAAAGACCCATAATCATAAATATTTTTAGATAAACTGAGATCACGGAGAAAAATTCATGGCGACTCCTCAATTATCTCCAGGCTTAATTGTCAGAGAAGTTGACTTAACAGTAGGAAGAGCAGATAACGTTCTTGATAACATCGGTGTAATTGCCGGTCCATTTGAACTTGGGCCAGTAAATGAGGCGATTGACATCACGACAGAACAAGAACTCATTAATTCCTTTGGTAAGCCACTTTCTACTGACAGACAGTATGAGTACTGGATGACGGCATCTTCTTACCTGTCATATGGTGGTGTACTTAAGGTGGCCAGAGTTGCTGGTTCTACATTGGGTAACTCCAATGCTGGTGCTGGAGTTGCCTCTACATCGATGACTGGTAATGGTAGAATTGATAACTATGATGATTATCAAGCAAACCATACTACCGACACATCATTCAACTACGCAGCCAAGAACCCTGGTAAGTGGGCAAACAATCTGAAAGTATGTGTTATTGATAATGCTGCTGACCAAACAATTGGAATCAATACTACTAACCCTGGTACCAGTGGAGCACTGGTTGGCTATGGTGTTACTGTAAGTCTCAGTGGTGTTGTTATTCCTGGTGCGGGTTCCACTTCGGTATTCAATGGTCACCTTAAAGGTATTATTACTGGTGTTACTACTGATTCTGGTGGTTCTAGTTCAATTGATGTTAAAATTGTTTCCAGAGTTTCTGGAAGTACCGAAACTAAAATCAATTATCAACAGAATAATAGTGCTGCATCAATC